CTCTTCGTTCTTCATTGTTAGACGAAGAGATAGCCCAACCGTTCGGTGTTAACCACATCGAGCGAAAGGCAAGCTCTCAGAGACGGTCCGATGTGGCTAAGAAGTTTGAACACTTCATTCGAAAGTGTGACTTCTTAGCGCTAGCGCAGTATGACCTTGAGCTGAACTCTCCGCTATGGGAGGACAGCATCGGGACACTGAAGGACCTGCGCCAAGTCGTCGCCTTCTTCTCTAAGCTCGAAGAGCTCGAAGTTGGTATTGATAAGGAGCTTGAGGCCTTTAAGACCTTCAAGGCAACCGAAGACCTGTGTCGGGAAACCAACAAGATCTTCAAAATGGTGCGACGAGGGGAGTTTTCATTCTCACCTCGCGTTAGTGCTCGTATTTACGAAGCACAGCGTAAAATCGCACGCGTTTTGGGTCCTGTCCCTAGCTGGGAAGCTCTGGGTTACAGGTTCGGTAAAGGCGCCACAACGCTCACGAAGAAGCGTTTTGCATCCCTGACGCGAAAATTCGCGGATGGGGTTGCCTGTAGTGACGAGATGCTCCCCGCAGCGCAAGCTGTGCTGGGGCAGCTGCCAGCCCTCTGTACCGCATGGGCTTCTGCCCATGTGGAGACTTCAGAGGAGTCCTGGTGGTCAGTACCCGTCGTTTTGCACGATGGTATACTGAATTTCGTCAACAAGGACATGGCGAAGCATCGCGCAACGGTTACTGAGCCGCCTTTGAACGGGCTCGCTCAGATGGCTGTCGACGATTACCTCAAACCAATTTTGAGGCGCCGTGCAGGTATCGATCTCACTGACCAGTCTCGGAATCAAGAGCTGGCACGATTGGGGTCGAGAACTGGGGGCATAGCGACCCTAGACCTGAAGTCTGCTTCAGACACTATTGCCATCGAAGCAGTGGCAGAGTTGCTTCCTCTTGATTGGTTCTCTTTTCTAAGCCTTTTACGCACAGGTCATGTGCTGTATAAAGGTGAGAGGATCAAGCTCGAGAAGTTTTCTTCGATGGGAAACGGTTTTACCTTTCCCCTAGAGTCCCTTATTTTCTGGGCTCTAGCTTCAGCCTGCTGCGAAGCAGGTGAGATCGTATCCATTTATGGAGACGACATCATAATTCCATCAAATCGTTTCGACGATGTCGTGGAATTACTGAATGCTGTTGGGTTCATTCCCAACACGAAGAAGTCGTTCGCAAAGGGTCCCTTTCGGGAATCCTGCGGAGTGGACTGTTACCTTGGTATCGATGTTCGCCCCTACTTCCAAAAGAAGTGGATTTCGGGCGAGACCCTGTTCACGCTACATAACTTTTATGTACGTGAGGGTGAGAAGGAAATGGCGGAATACGTCAAAACCTTCATCCACCCGGCTCTCCACATCTACGGACCCGATGGGTACGGCGATGGTCACCTCATCAGCGAATGCTGGGAGGGTAGGAGAAGCGACCGCATCTTGAAGAGCGGTTGGGCAGGGTTTACCTTCCAAACGTACAAACTTAGGACAAGGAAAGACTGGGAAGTCTATCCAAACTCCGCGTTTGTGCTACCTCTATACACGGTATATCGTCGGGGGGAAACCCCTGTGATACCGAAAGAGGTCCTCTCGTCTAGCCCTATTGTCGAACGCTATGACCCCGAAAGGGGTTGGAGCGAAGGCAATACTGAGGGTCCAGTGCGAGTCAAGAACGCCTTTTGGATTAAATTCCTCAAGCGCGGGATCGGCCAGTACCATGAGACCTTGCCTCTAACAACCAAAAAGGTTGAAGAGGCCATCATCCCAGGGGTTGATCTCCCTACGGTTGATGCTGCTAGTCCTCGAGATAAGGCTGAAAGGCCTTACAAGAAGGTAGCGATCTACATCTTCGAACCGGGCTAACCGCCCGGGGACGCCTGTCAAAGCGATATTTGGCTGGAAGGGGAATTCCCTATAACCAAAC